GGGCCAGCAGGCCGAGGTAGCGGGCCGCCTGATCAGCCCCATCCTTCAGGTCGGTCACCGAGACGTTTGCATCCGTCCACGCACGAATCGCACTAGCCGCTGCTTCTGGCGAGGAGTTGGCAATTACATCGTTCAATTCTTCCCACGACATTGTGGTTACATCAACCATGTCGCCGGTGTTTGCCAGTTCTTTCAACGACTGCGCCAAGCCGACCGGACCTTTTGCAAGCCCCAAGAAGTCGGCGTAGTCGGCTGCTTCCTTGATTTTGATCAACGCCTCAAACACCGGGGTGGCGTCGTCGGCCAGTTGAGCGAACTGTGTAGCAGCCTTGCTGATCGACGGCGCCAGTTTCTGGCCCAACGTCAGCATGACTTTGTCGAGCTGATCGCGCACGGCGTCCATCGCTAGGCGATAGTCGTCAGCTTGCTTGCGTTCCGAGTCGGTGAACACCTTGTCTGCGCCGACGGCTGCCAGGCGTTTGCGGACCTCGTCGGCCGACAAGCCGATCAGTTCGGCGACCTCGGTCCAGCCCCTGCCGAGCAACTGTTGAGCCACTGTCGCCCGCTCGGCAGGGTCTTTGATCTTGTTCAAACGATCAATGACATTGAGGAACGTGTTGGACACGTCGACGTTGCCGTCGCGTGTGCGGGCGATCTCCACGTTGAGCTTCTCAAACGCAGCCGGGTCGATCTCTCGGTTCAGCTTGTTGAAGACGCTGGTGAGCGAGCTCACGTCGATGTTGAGGTCACCTGCAACCTCGACGTAGCGGCTTGCTTCCTCGGTTGCAAGACCAGTGGCATCGGCAAACTTCCCGATCTTGACGCCAAGACCAGAGAACTCGTCGGCTGCTTTGACGGCGAAAGCTCCAGCGGCTGCGACGGCGGCACCCAACGCAGCTGGTGACGAGGCCGCTGCAGTGAACGTGTCCTTCAGCGACCCGACGCCGGCCTTCAGTTTGCCGGTGAAACCCTGCGCCTCGGTGACGGCGGACTTGAAGTCCTTCAGTCCACTTGTTGCCTTGTTGGTTACGACGTCGATGACAACTGTGATCTTGTCGCCAAGTGCCATCGGTCATCCCCTCCAATGCTTTTTGAGCATGTCCACTAGGACAATGCGGTCGACGCGCGCGCCGATGTCCTTGGACATCAGCTCTACCGCTTCGTCCCAAGTGTTTTTCCCTTGAGTTGCGCCGACAGTTCGCTTCACGCGCCGGAACTTGTCGACCACCTCGCCGGTCTTCTTCTTGGTGCGCGTCCCGGACCGGCGGCGATCTCCAGCGTTGTACGCCTTGCGGCCGTCTTGAAGCACTCGCATCGGTCCCAAGCCGCGACGCCACGCCCCACCCTTGATGGCTGGTGCCACGAAGATGCCGGTCTTGACGGTGGTCGACAGTTCGCTACGTCCTGTCAGCTCGGCTGGCTTCTTGTGTGTCCAGCCCGACATTGATGTATCGGCAATGTCGCCTCGAATCGCTCGTTCGACAAGCGGCTCCAGCTCTTTGCCGACCATCTTGAGACGATCGTTCATTGCGCGCCCGTCGAGTTCGGCCTGCAGGCCGTCGATTCGGCGGGCGACGCGATCGAAGTCGTTCAACTCAGAACGTGCCGTTCGACAGGGCGCCGGTCACCTGGAGCGATGCCGAGTACTCGACACGACCGCCGACGGCAGCGCTGACCGAGTACTGGGCGACGTAGACGCTGCCGGCGATGCGGGGCTGCGACGCCACCGATCCCTGCGGGCCCCAGATGAACCCGAGCAGCGAACCGGCCGACTTCGCAGCGGTCAGCTGGGTGTGCACGACGACGTCGTACGGGCCGGACATCGACAGGGTGTCGCCGTCCTGCAGGCCGGGGATGAATGCCTTGGCTGCGGTGCCGAAGGCGGTCACCTCAAGCTGCTCGACGCTCTGCGGCAGCGACAGGTTGTCGGCGTACGGCGACAGGTTCTGCAACGCCTGTGCGGCGTTGGCAAGGTAGAAGGCGGTGGTGGTGCCAGCGCGGAAGGCCATGATGTCTCCTCAGGGGTGGGGGTTGGTGGAGAGGGTTAGCGTCGTGCGAACGACACGAAACGGGTGCAGCTGCCAGTGCCGGTGACGTCGTCCCGGATGCGCAGGTAGCGGTTGACGGTGGTGCCGGGTGCGATGACGAGGCGTTCGCTGCCGGTGCCGGTGACCAACGTGAAGGTCGCCAACGTTGTCCAGGTGGAGTTGTTGGTCGAGTGTTCGATGATGATCGAGTTGGAGGTGAGGCCGCTGTAGGCGGTGACGTGCAGGTGGCCGACGCCGCCGTTGGAGGTGGCGGCGGTGTTGTCGACCGAGGTGCCGTTGGTGTCGATCGTGATTGCCGTCTCGGGGTCGAGTACGACACCGGGGTCGACGAGGCCGTCCGACTGGAACGCTGCGGTGACACCGACGACGTCGGCAACTGCGGCGCTGGTGTTGAAGTTCAGTTCGTTCGACTGGACCTGCCATGTTTCGGCGCCTCGAGCGGTGCCCGACGGGGCGAGGGTGACGACCTGCGGGGTCGACTTGGCGGTGTACAGGATGCCGAACTGCGAGCTGGCGGTGGCGGCGTTGTCGAGCAGCATGTCGACGTTGAAGGTCGCCATCTCCATGCCCGGGATGAACTCTTTGGCGGTCGAGGTCAGCACGGTGACGTCGAGCATTTCGGACTGGTAGGACAGGTTGTAGCTGCGGGTGTAGCCCGAGAACTGAAGCAGGCCGACGTAGAGCCGGCTGACTTGTGCGGATGCGAACGGCATTTAGAAGCACACCTCGATCGTGAACTGGACGGCGAGGTAGTCGACGCCGTCGATCCATGTGATGACCTGAACTTCGCCGCAGTTGGTGACGACGGCGTAGTCGATGTCGGCGGTCCAGTTCGCTCCGTTCTGGACGGTGGCGATCAGTGACCCTGTGCCGGACAGTTCGCAGAGTGCGTCCAGCGCCGCTTCGGACACCTCGGGGGTGGCGCGTGGGGCGTAGGCGGCAACGGTGAACTGGTGGACCGCTTTGGCTTGTTGGAACACCATGCGAGGGTCGAACGCCGGTCGCCCGATCTTGAGGCTGTAGGTGTTGACCATGTCGCCGATGTAGCCGGATGCGACTGACCAGCCGTTGAGGTTGCGCAGCACGTCGGCCATGTCGTCGCGCACTTCGGCGATCGTGGTCACGCGACCCTCGGCTTCACGTAGTACTCGACGAGGGCTGCGGCCATCGGGTTCAACGTTTCCCGGACTCGCAGGATGCCAGCATCGAACGAGAGCCCACCGAACACGGCGTCGGATGCTTTGAACAGTTGGGTGGCTTGGATGAGGCAGGCCTTGTTGACGTCGTCGGGGACGGTGGCGAACCCGAACTTGGCGGTCACTTGGACGCTTGGTCGACCGGAGGTCCACAGCGGGAACGTGGTGGTGTCGGCGTCGACGAGACGGATCATGTACCAGGGCAGTCCGTCGTCGCCGGCGTTGGTGGGCAGCACGATGAACTGGGTGTTGATCGTGAGGGTGGTGGCGTAGGTGCCGTCGTCGCCGGTGTCGACCTTGACCACCAGCCCGGTAAGGGTGGAGATGTCGTCGGTGTGCACCAGGTACGGGGTGTCGGCGTAGTACTGGCGGCCGACGACGGCGGTGTCCTGCCAGAATCGGCGGCCGCAATGCCGGTCGATCTGGCGGGATGCCGAGTTCAGCGCTGTTTCCAACTTGACGTCGTAGGAGGTGTCGGCCTGTCCGATGTTGAGTTCCGCTTTGAGGGCGGCCATCGAGGCGTATGCGTTGGTCAGCGTCATGCGTTCACCTCGATGATTCCGAGCCCCCAACAGTCGGGGATGTTGAGCCAGCGACGGCCGGTTGCTGCGACGAACTCCTCGATGGCCCGTTTCACCGGATAGGTCGGGTCGCCTGCCGGTGCGCCTTCGGGGATGGGGAGTTCGGTGTCGTGGCACACGATGAGGCCGCCGGGTCGCACCATGTGCTGGTAACGGTCGAGTTCGGCTTTGGTGTGCTGGTAGTGGTGCGACGTGTCCAAGAAGACGATGTCGAACGGGGCGGGCAGTTGTGCTTGCA